CGTCGGCATCGGATCAACCGGGCAGGTCTTGACGGTCAGCGGCGGCCTGCCTGTGTGGGCAAGCGGCATCACGGGCAACGCCAGCACGGCGACGGCGCTTGCGGCCAACCCTACCGACTGTAGCGCGGGGCAGTTTGCCACGGCGATCGCCGCCAACGGTAACCTGACTTGCGCGGCGGTCGCGCTGGCGGATGTGTCGGGCGCTGTCGGCGGCGCGTCAACTCTCACCACCCCCGGCTCGATTCCCTTCGTCACGTCGGCGGGGGTGCTGGGGCAGTCGGCGAATCTGTTTTGGGATAATGCGAATGGGCGGTTGGGGGTGGGGACGAATGCGCCTTTGCGGCCTGTGCACATCAGAGCTGCGGGTGGGATTCGCGTCGATGTGGCTGGGAGCGGTTTTGATTTTGCTAACACAAATACTGGCGAGTGGAGTGTTCTTGCGGTAAATACACTTTTGCGCTTTGGGGTTCTGTCAAATCTTTGGGTACACTCTTCTACTGGCAACACCACGCTCGGCACCACCACCGACGACGGGAGTAACAGGTTGCAGGTGGCGGGGAATATGGCGGCAACGGGCGTTGTTCGCTCCACGCAGGCGGGACGCGCGCAATTAAGCGGATCGAACTCCCGAGGATCGCTTGAGCTAACTGACTCAGCGGGGGCGAATGGCCTAAGCACGTACTTCAACGGCAGTGTCTGGAAATACGAAAGCGCAAATAACATGATCGTGAATATCCCGACCGTCCAGTTTCAGGACCAGCGGGCTACCATCGGCTCAACCTCCCTCGTCGTCCGGGCGGGGGCGGGGCAGGGGGGGAATAACCTCACGACTTGGCAGAACAGCGGTGGGACCGAGGTGGCCCGAGTCAATGCTGGCGGCGGATTCGCCGCGCAGGAATTTTTCAACCTCACCAACACGTTCTATCAGAACGGCGTGAATGTTGACGTTGGGAGCGGCGGCATTTATCGGTTTGCCAGCATCGCCTCGCAAGGCGGCACCAAAGACCTCTCCCTCTCCCGCGCCTCGGCGAACACCCTCCAAGTCGGAGACGGTTCCGCCAACAGCAACGGAACCATCCTCGCCCGCATCTACACCTGGGCCAACGGCACCGAAGGCACCTGCGATGCCACACTGCGCGGGCAGGTCGTGATGGTGCAGGGCGGGGCGGGGGTGGCTGACACGTTCCGGGTGTGCCGGAAAGACGCCGCGAATGCTTACGCATGGACGGCTTTATACTAGTTCCATGGACCCGATTATCATCATCATCATCGAGCTGGCTGCGTTTTTCGGCATCCAGCTCTAACCGCAACCAGCAGCGGCGCTGATCCCTCGCGACAGCGCCGCTACCCGACCAGGAGCCTTTCGCATGAAACTTTTAATCGCCCTCATCCTCGCTGCCGCCGCTTCCTTCGGGCAGGACCAGTCGAAGGTCGAGATCACAATCACGTTGTCTAACGGCACGAAGCTGGTCGAGTCCATTAGCGGTGCGCCCGCTGCGGCTGGTATCGACACGCTGTCTCAGTGGATGGCCACGCAGACCGAATGCAAGACCGTGCCTGAGGTACCTGCCGAGAAGGACGCGGACGGCAACATCGTAAAGCCGGGGAAGCCCGCCGGGCAGGAGTGCAAGCCGAAGTACGACAGCGTAGCCGACGCCGTGCGGCACATGATCGTGAACCAGGCGCTTTCGCTGGCGCAGCAGTTCCCGTCGAAGGCTCTACAGGCCGACATCCTCGCGTTGCGGCAACAGATGGCGGCTATCGAAGCGAAGCGGAAGGCGCTGGCCGAGGCGGCGTTGGCGCAGTAGGGTTAAACTGTTTTAATATACAAAACCATTGCAATCCGTAAGTTTTTCATGCTAAAAATTAAGCATGGAGAAACGAAACATTGCAATATCGTTGAGCCCTGAGGCGCACGGCAAGCTAATCGCTGCTGGCCGCGCGCTCGGGCTGACCCCGACCGCCATGGCGCGGCTCATCGTTCTGAAGGCGCTGGGCGCGTCGGTCCCGGCGCTGGACGAGGTGCGGGCGTGAGCATCGGCACACTGGACGGCGCGGCCGTTGAATTTCGCGACGGGCTGGTTTGGGTCGGTGGCGAATGCGTCACCGAGGGGATGGAGTGTGAGGCGGCAGAGCAGATACTCGCCGATTTGCGGATCGCGTCGGGCTCCAGGTTCGTGGAGGCCGCGCAATGACACCCTCCACCGCCCTCACCATCCTGCACATCGTGGTCACGTTGATGACCGCCGCGATGTTGCTGACCGACTTCGGCCACCCCGCCGTTCGCGCCTGTGCGGCGATTTACCTGCTCGCCGAGGCATGGCTGGAGGCTTACCAGTCATGATCAGCTACGAGGTGTTCCGCAAGCGCATAGAGCGCGAGCGGCGCGGGAAAGACGCGCTAATTGTCGGTCTTGGTTTATCGCTGGCGCTTAACTGGGCGCTTGCGGTTTACATTTACACCTGTCTCTCGCACTGAGCGCCGCTCGCGGCGTTCGGTGAGGCCGACAGGCCTACGGGGCCCGCAAGGGCGCACTCCTTGGGTTGAGCATGGCCGCCTGTCTTCACAGGTGGGCGGCCGATTTTTGTCTGGAGGACGATATGGATTCATTCGATACAGCAAAGGCCATGATCGAGCACTACATCAAGGTAGGCGCGGCCAAGGCAGAGCAGGAGCGCCAGTGGCGCGAGGTGGCCGGCCAGATCTCAAAAGGGTATACCCGGACGAGAGGCGGCGTGGATTCCGCTGGCCGGTCATCTGGCGTCACTGCCAGCCGTCCCATGGACGGTATCAAGAAAACAAGGAGGATCCGGTAGACGAAGCACGATTCAACGTGGTAACAAACCCAATACCGAGCCCCCGGTCCCACGGCTGGGGGCAAATGAAGCGAGGAGGAATATGGACAGGACAAGGTTTATAGGCGGCAGCGACCTGGGCCACATCGTCAACGCCCCGCCCTACGGCTGCGCCCGCAAGCTGTGGTACCAGAAACGCGGCATCCAGCCAGACTACGAAGTCGAGTTCCGCGGGCACCTGATCCGCGGCACCAAGCTCGAACCGCTCATCGTCGAGGAGTACCAAGAGCGCACGGGCCGGAAGGTCCGGCGCACCGGTTCGCGGTTCGGCGAGCAGGACTGGGAGGCCGGGGCGATGGATCGCATGATTGTCGGCGATGAGCGCGGGCCCGGCGTGCTCGAGTGCAAAACCGCCAACGAACGGGCGTTTCGGGCGTTTTTGCGCGACGGATTACCGCTCAGCTACCAGTTGCAGATCCAGTGGTATATGGGGCTGGCTGGCTACAAGTGGGGCGCGTTCGCGGTGCTGGAGCCGAGCAACTGGCGGTTTGAGACCTTCGAGGTCGCGTTCGATCCGGCGGCCTACGAACTTGTCCGCGAGATGGCTACGCAATTCTGGGCCATGGTCGGCGGCTGCGGGGAGCCGGATCGTCTGCCGGTCAGCGACAAGCGGTGTGGGAGGTGCGAGTTTAGGCATAGCTGTCAAGGCGCGGCCCTGCTGGATCGCGTCGACGTGGACGAGGACGCCGAGACCATTGCGGGCTTGGGCAGCATTGCCGCCGAGTATCTCGCCCTGCGCGACGTCCGCGACGAGGCCGAGGAGGCCATGGAGGCGCTCAAGGCCGACGCGGCCGCCATGATCGGCGACGCACCAGGCGGGGTGGCGCCGGGGTACCGGATCAGCTACAGGCCGCAGGTTTCGCAGCGGGTGGATACCGTTGCGCTGAAGAAGTTTTACCCGGACATCTACGCGAAGGTTGTCAAGCCAAGCGTGAGCCGTCCGTTTCGCGTGTTCCCGGCGTGACGGGGAAAAGGACAACATGAGCACACTCACAGAACAGATCCAGGCAGCGCAACCTGCTGCCGCGCCAGAGCAGCCGAAACGGTCGCTGCTGGACGACATCACCGACGCGACCCTGAAGAGCCGCGCCGATCAGCTTCGCATCGACGCCTTCGAGGCCGGGCGGCGTTCGCAGGCGCTGGGAATCCCGGCGCCGCAGATCGAGTTGAAGTATATGTACGGACGCGACTACGGATTCAACGAGGCCCAGTCGCTTCAGTTCATTCACTTGATTCCGCAGGGCGGCATGTTGATTCCGGCCCTGCACTACAAGGGCCGGGCGGTCCTGCTGCGGCGCGGCGGGTACAACTGGAAGGCTGTCGAACACACCGAGAAGGCATCGGAGTACGCCTTCTATTTCATGGGCGAGCCTATGACCGACGAGGCTGGGAAGCCGCTGCGGATTCGCTACACGCTTGACGACGCCACGCGGAGCGGGCTGGTGGCGCGGAGCCGCGGCAAGGACAACAAACCCGGCACCTACGACCAGTTCGGGCACGAGATGCTGTTTGCTCGGATGCTGTCGCGATTCCATGCGTTCCACGCGTCCGAGGTCGCGGGCGGCGCGGCAGTCGATACCAGCGACTCATTAATTCAGTCGGTGGTCGAGGAGACTGAGTCCCGCATGGGAGCAGCCACCGCCCTCGCCGACAAGCTCGCCGAGATTATTGGGGCTGCTGAATGATCGCCAAGAATTTGCAGGACAAAACCTGGTACGACGTCCGCATCGTCGGACTACGAAAAATCGAGTTGGGCCAGAACGGAACGCAGGCGCTTGAGGTCGTGGTGCGGTTCGCTGACGAGTCGCAGGGCAGCACGAATTTGTTTCTGACGCCGAAGGCGATCGCAGGCACGCGCAAGCGGCTCGAAGCATTGGGCGCAACCGAGGCCGACCTGACCGGCGGCGATTGGCTGCGAAAGTTGAACGCGCGGTTGGCGGACGCGCAAGCGTCGGTGGTGGCCGAGGAGCAGGAGAAGTACGGCGTGCGGCTAAACGGTCCATTCCCTCGTGGCGGTGGATCGGCGGCGCGGGAAGTGGAAGCGGGGCCTTCGCCGTTTGCGGCGATTGGCGATGAAGACGTGCCCTTCTAGGCACCCAGCCGGGGCGGGAAGCCGCCCCGTATCCAAGGAGGAAACATGGAAATCATCGGAGCAATAATCGTCCTTGCCGTCTGCGCCCTCGCCCTCGCGCTACATCAGTACGGGCGGGCAACGGTATGGCTCGTCATCGCCACACGCGCTAAGGCGAACCACGAGGCCGCGCTGCTGCGGGAGCGGCGCACGGCGGAACTGAAGGCGGAATGGGAGGTGGTGCGGTGAAGCCAAGGGACATTGCGATTGAGGTCGTGGGGTTTGTCGTCCGCATGGTGTTGGCCGTGTGCATCTTTTGCAGCATTGATCATACGAATGGCCGACGATACGAGCAAGCCATGGGCGCAGGCATGATCTTTCTGTTGATGAACTCGGATAGAGGGGGCAAGGCATGACCATCGACGACTGGAGAGCACGATACGGCCACCTCAACGCAGAGACCGACCGGCTGCGGGCGGAGGTGGAGCGGCTGCGGGAGTATGAGGCGCGGGCGCGGTGGTGCGAGGAGAACAAGGCGCATGTGAGTTGGTCGGATTGTTCGCGGCGCTGGCGCGTGATTTGGCGTACGCGCCTATTTTTCGATATTGCGACTGACCCAGACCGCAACGCCGCCATCGACGCGGCCATGAAAGGAGGGAAGTGATGCGATT